AAAAAAAAAAAAAAAAAAAAAAAAATTATAAAAGCAAAATTAGAAAAAAAAAAAATATAAGTTATATATAATGGCTAAAACAAAAAATAATAAAAGAAAAAAAAGAAAAAAAAGAACAAAAAAACGCGTTTATAGTTTAAAGGATTATACAAGTGGTGACGGAATGTTAACAAGTGTATGGGGACCAAGTTTATGGCATTATTTACATACAATGTCGTTTAATTATCCTGTAAAACCAACTGCACAGGATAAAAAAAAATATAAAGAATTTGTTTTAACATTAAAATATATTTTACCGTGTAAATATTGTCGCATAAATTTTAAAGATAATTTAAAAGCGATACCATTGAATGGTAATGCTTTAAAAAATAGGAAAACATTTTCTAAATGGATGTATTGTTTGCACGAACATATTAATAAAATGTTAAAAAAAAAATCTGGTTTATCATATTGTGATGTAAGAGAGCGTTACGAAAATTTTAGAGCAAGATGTTCCACGACAGATATAAAAAAAAGATTGAATACAAAAAAGGAAAAAGGATGCATTGATCCATTATATGGAAAAAAAACAAAATGTGTTATTAGGATAATTCCTAAAGAAGTTAAGACGCCAACTTTAAAAATAGATAAAAATTGTAAAAAGATGAAATGAATTTATATATAATTAAGAATATGATGCAAATGAATTTAACACGGGCATAGCACCAGAATCATTTCCTGCACCAGCGCCAGATCCATTTAAAAGTCCATTCTTTTTATCTTTATCTTCTTGCCCGGGCAATACACTGTCTACATTAGCAGCAGAGTAATTTGGAACTTTCTTACAAGAAAATGCTGGTTCCGGACATCTCTGTGGTCTAGGACACGGTGGTGCTTTAGGACAACAATCGCCCCCTTTCAGACCACCTTTACCGCCGCCCCCGCCGCCCCCGCCCCCGCCGCCAACTTCTGGACATTTCGGACATACGGGTGGTACAACCTGCGATTTAAGAATGTATAAATGTTCTTCCCCGGGTGGCATTTCATCTTTTGAAATACCATGTTTAGAATTATATGATAATTTTGATTTACTGGGATTTGAATTTTGAAAATTAACTCTTACATCCGGGATAAATGTTGTATCGTCATAATCTCCCGTAACTTCATCGTCGTCTTGCATTAGTTTGCTAAATTCATTTGCATCGCTGTTTCCGAATGGATCAAATGTGCCATCACCAGCATCAGCTTCAGCAGCAGTAGCAGCTTCAGCAGCAGTAGCAGCTTCAGCAGCAGTAGCAGCTTCAGCAGCAGTAGCAGCTTCAGCAGCAGTAGCAGCTTCAGCAGCAGTAGCAGCTTCAGCAGCAGGGTCAGATTCATCGCTATCCATGCTGCCGTCGTTCCCTTCAATAATATTCATACCTTCCAAAACTTTAATACCTAAAGAACTGAAAATTAGAACTGTCAATAATATAAGAAATAAATAAAATTTAGTTAGTTTGATTTTCATTATATAAATTATATAATGAAAAAAAAATTTAAAATTAATATTATATAATATTATAATGCCCGCTTTAACACACAATAGAGTTAAGAATGGTTTTAACGGTGGACGCCGTTTGTTAAACGCCAATGCTGGTATAAAATTTGGACGAACCATTGGTGCAACAACTGCCGATGCGACTCGTTCCGATGCATTAGTTGGTGGTATTGGTCCACGAAGTAAATTTGTTAGAAGAGCTATAAATAATAGAGCAATAACATCCAAACAGGGAGGCTGTTGTCATAATATGGACAAAGAATCTCCTAGAGCAATATTATATTATTCATCTCCAGGTCCATATAAATCAGATAATCTTGTAACCATTACTGCTGTATTTGATAAAATGATGGATGGTAATTTTAATGTAAAAATTGCTATTTCGGGTGTTTCAGTATCATTAAGTCCTGACGATATGAATCGTGTTAATTCAACAACATATACATATTCGCATACAATGGGATCAGGCAATGGTGAAAATACAATTGTATTGTCAAACGGTAAAGATATTGTTGGTAATATATTAGATGACGTAGCAAAAAATAATACTTTTGAAGTAGATAATATAGTACCAATAATTACCGCAATTGCCACAGGAGATTTCAGTTGGGGTACAGTATTGAATGGAATAGAAGATAATACCGACGGTACAGTTTCAGTTACAACAACAGGTGTAGAGAACGGACAAACCGTAACAATAACATTGGATAGCACTACATATACAAATACAGTTATAAACAATGCTACAACAGTTACCATTACAGCGGTGGGTTTACAAGCTCTTACCGATGGTAGCAACAATTACAGTTTGAAGGCTGATGTGAGTGATGCTGCAGGAAATGCAGCAATACAGATAACAAGTTCTACATTTTCAGTTGATAAAATAGCACCTATGTTAGCACAAGTTCAGTCAATTCCATCAGCTTCCAACAATCAAACTCCTAGTTATTTTTTTACAACAACAAAAGCTGGTACAATTACAACAAGTATTACACAAGGATTTTCTACTGTTAGCACTGCTGCAACAACAGGAAATAATCAAATTACTTTTAAAACATTACCCGAAGGCACATACAATGGTGAAACGATTACAGTAACAGATTCTGCTGGAAATATAGGTAATTTCACTATACCTACTTTTACAATTGATACAACAGCACCAATAATAAGTTCTGTTAATTTGACAAGCAATACAACAATAGACACTGCAGATATTGGTTATACATTAAGCAAGGCAATTGCAAGTGGTACCGTTGTTTGGACACGCACAAGTGGTGCTACCGATAATAATACACCACACACTAAAGCATTGGTGGGTACAGAATTGAATTCTGGAACTAGGGCAATGGGACCGTTAATAAATGCACCAACTTTGGTAAGCGGAACAACATATACAGTAACGTTTAATGCAACAGATGCTGCAAGTAACACAGCAGCAACAATAACGATAACAGAAATAAAATATCAAACATAAATAAATATATTAAATAAATAATTTAAAATATTTATTAAGAATGCTTAAAACATTTTATAATAAAGATTTTTTAGAAGCGGGTATTGATGAAGCAGGTAGAGGACCAATGTTTGGAAGAGTATATACGGCAGCAGTAATTATACCTCAAGACGAAACATTTCAACAACCATTTATAAAAGATAGTAAAAAACTATCAGAAAAAAAAAGAAATCAAGCATTTGAATTTATTAAAGAAAATGCAATTGATTGGTCGGTTACTTGGAAAGATGAAAAATATATTGATAATAGAAATATTTATAATTCTACGTATGATTCAATGCATACATCACTTGATAATTTACGGGTAAGACCCCGAATATATTTTGGTGGATGGTTCCGATTTTCAAATTTATACACATAATTGCGAAATAATACCTCATAGATGTGTTATAAAAGGCGATAATTATTATTCTTCCATTGCTTCTGCTTCTATATTAGCCAAAGTTGCACGAGATAAATATATAAATGAAATGTGTGATAAATACCCATTATTAGATGAATATTATGGATTTGAGAAACAAAGGTTATGGTACATATGGAAGGTATTAAACGGTATTTCCCAGTGGCATAGAAAATCGTTTGGAATTATGCAAAAAATAGTAAAATAAAGTTGTTTTTAAAATTGATTATTGTAATTTTTATATTATATTTAATTAAAAATGTCATTTCCAAGATATAGTTTAATACTTTATGATGCATCAAAAGATAAATGTTGGAAGTTGTTAAATCATCATTTTATTATTGAAGAAAAAATTAATAGCGTTAAAGGTGTATTTCTAAGAGATGTGTGGTTTAATTATGAAATTCCAGAAAATGATCTTTATTTTATGATTACACTTATTCGCGATGAAAATCACCTTCGTACAATTCGGGATAGTATATTAAATAACCCCGTGTTAAATAATAATGGTATACCAAATATAAATAGTATTCCAATCCACACATCTTTTTCAAGATGTTTCATATTATCAAAAAATATAGTGAATAATACTAAAAACAAAATGGAAGAAGAACAAAAAAATAAAGCACAAATTACATTATGTCAAGATAATTGTTATTTTATAATAAACATAATTAAAAATAATAATTACCATACGATAACATTGCCTCGTTTTGAATTAAATTGATATTGGAATATAATAAATATAGTATTATAAAAAATGAGTGTAATTGTATTTGATGTTGAAACCACTGGTTTACCAAAAAGAAGAAATCGTCCATTTACCGAATTTGATAATTGGCCTCACATTGTTCAATTAAGTTGGATTGTATATAATTCTGGTGAAATAGAAAGTATTAATGATCATATTATTAAGATACCTGATGATGAGGTGATACCCGAGGTGTGTGTTAACATACACGGTATAACAAATGAAAGAATGCGCCGAGACGGGGAAAATATCGTGGATGTATTGATGGAATTTAAAAGAGATTTATCAAATAGCAAGATAATGGTTGCTCATAACTTAGAATTTGATACATCAATTATAAGTGTTGAATTGTTGAGAAATAATTTAAGAAATGCAATGTATTTTTATAGAGGTGAAAAATATTGTACTATGCAAAAAACAAAACATCTGTTCAAAAGATGGCCCAAATTAATTAATTTACATAAGACATTTTTCAAAACAACACCGACTCAATTGCATAATTCTTTAATTGATGTATATGTATGTTTTAGATGTTTCTGCTTTCATTACTATGGTTATGACCCTGTATATAATAATAAAACCATTGAAAATAATTCAAACAATCAAGAATTTAGACGCGTATTTGATGAAATATTAAATTAAAAAATATTAAATAATTCTTATCATTTTTTTTTAAATGATAAGAATTATTACAAAAGAAGACCAAAGTATATTATTTAAAAAGGAAGAAATTAAATTTTCAACATTTTTAAATAATATGTTTTTTAATAAACAATTTTATAATAACGAAGATTCTGGCGAAGATTCTGGCGAAGATTCTGGCGAAGATTCTGGCGATAAAAACGTGAAAGAGCTAAAAATAGATAAATTATCAATACAATCATTAGTAAAAATAAAAGCAATAATACAATATGTATTGGAAAATAATATTAAAAATTATAAAAATAATAATAAATTAAAAAAAATAATACAAATATCAAAATATTTTTCATTGAAAGATTTTTTTGATTTATTGGATGCTGTTAATTATTTACATATTGAATTAATTATAAATGTAATGGTTGATTATATAAAATCAGAAATAGAAGACAATACATTAATTGAAATTAAAAAAAAGTTTAATTTAACCGATTATGATTTTACCGGCGACCAATCAAGGAGAGAGGAATTATTTAATAAAATAATATGCGATTAACCAGAACACATATCACAGACTTCTTCATCATATGGGATATTTTTTTTATCTGGTTCAATTGTGAATTGTTGTGGCGCAGCCTTTGCTTTTGTTCTTAAATAATATAATCCCGTTTTTAATCCTTTTTTCCAAGCATACATATGCATTGATGTTAATTTATCGTATGTTGGTACTTTCATCCATAAATTTAAACTCTGACTTTGACAGATAAATGCACCGCGATCTGCTGACATATCAATAATGTCTTTCATTGGGATTTCCCAGACTGTTTTATATTTCTCTTTTAATTCCTTTGATAAATGTTCTATATTTTGTATAGAACCATTATCTTTAATAATTTCATTTTTAATATTTTCATCCCACTTATTTTCTTTAATCAATTCTCTAATTAAATATTTATTAATCATTATAAATTCGCCTGCCAATGTTCTACGTACATAAATATTACTAGTAAAAGGTTCAAAACATTCATTATTACCTAAAATTTGCGATGTTGAAGCAGTTGGCATAGGAGCAACCAACAATGAATTTCGCAACCCATATTTTTTGATTTTTTGTTTTAATGATGACCAAGAATATCTATTTGATGGTTTAACATCCCACATATCAAATTGTAAAATACCTTTTGAAGCAGGTGATCCTTCAAATGTTTCATATGACCCATCTTCTATTGCGATTTCCATACTAGATTCTAAAGCTGCGTGATATATCGTTTCAAAAATATTTTTATTAATTTCTTTAGCTTCATCTGAATTAAATGGTAAATTCATTAAAGCAAATGCATCTGCCAAACCCTGGACGCCAATACCAATTGGTCTGTGTCTTTTATTTGATGTTTTCGTCTTGGATGTTGGATAAAAATTAATATCAATAACTTTATTTAAATTATATGTGATAATTTTTGTAATTTTATGCAAAAGCTCATAATTAAATGTTGGTTTTAATATTTTAATTAATTCTTTATACCCACCAATTCGCTTGTTATTAATATAAATTTGTGGTACAGAATTAATTTTGTCGTCTAAATTTTTATTAACGGAATTATAAAATTCTTTCCTTTTTTCATCATCATCTAAATTAATTTCTTCATAATCAAAACCATTATTATCAAATAATTCTTTTGTTCTTTTGCACCATTTACAATTGGTCTTTGAATACATTTTTATAGATTTAATATCTTTATGATAAAGTGGGTTTGGATTTTCAACAAATTTTGACAATCCAACGCTGGCTAAATTACATACGGCGGTTTCTTTGGAATCAGAATACTCTATTATTTCACATTGAGATGTTATAACACCGTTAAAAATACCAGAATGTCTTTTACTTTCATTAAAACAGAATGTTTTATCAACTTCATTATTATCTGTTATTTTGGATATTTTTACAAATGCAGAAGCATTTCTTTGTGGCGAATGTTCTTTTATGAGTAAACGTTTTGGCGAAAATCCTAATTTTGTCAATGACTGCAAATCATTTGAATTAACCAATAATCTCCACAATGTTTTTGTTTCATAATATTGCATACCACCTTTACCATTAGGTAAATAAGATAATCTTTCTTCCATATTTAATGTTACTTTACTTGATATACCACAAGTTTGTAACATTAATTTGATATTAATAAGAAATTCTTTATGTATACACGAAATTTGCAGCGATTGATTTTTATCATTTCTGACAATACAACCATCCGCGTCACAATATCCAGCAAACCACTCTAATTTACTTTGCAAAGAATAATTTATTGGTACAAAAAATTTGTCTTTTAAATTTAAAACCAAAGATACATTTAATTTATTATTTTTTTCTTCACCGTGGCTTCTATAATCTAAATATTCTAATAATTTTATTTTTTCGCCATATAACGAAACCATTGGTTTTTTTCTATATGATGTTGCTTGGCACATTTCACTTGTTTGGTTATCTTCTTGATAATCAATGTGTCGTTTGCAATATAATTTATCCTTTAAAGATTTATATTGACATTGTTTTTCCAGTGATTGATTATTTGTATTGTATGTACCATCCCCGCTAAAAAATCCATTTGTATAAGAAAATTTTAAATCTTTTTTATTGTTAATAATTGGATATTCGCATTTAATTAACTTCATATTTATTTTAAGATCTTTTGCTTCAACAAGTTCTACTGATTTGCTTTTAATAATATCTTGTTTCATTTTAGAAGTTGGATATTTTTTTTGGATATAAAATTTATGATATTTTGTACAAGTTAACGTTGCACCATCTGAAAATTCAATAGTTAATAATTCTTCTGAGTCATTGGTTTGTTTAACAGTAACTTCGCTAAATTCTTTACCATTCCAAACATTTACTTTATTATCTTTTAAATTTTCTATTTTTAAATGTCCTTTATCTGTTAATAATAATGTATCACCTTTAACGCAACAAAGATTGCTCGACTTTATGGTGCCAATGTTTTTTTGATTGGATTTATTATTACAATGGTCTTTATATAACATATATGGCGTTACCGTTTCAATTTGAGAATCTAAAATTTTGAGCCATATTTTCCTAGCATCAATTGTTTTAATCCCACGACCGTCCTTTTCATATTTTTCATAAAGTTGAACAAATTTGTCACCATATACGTCAGATAATCCGGGGCATTTATCAGGGCACATTAATGTCCATTGTTTATTTTCCATAACCCTTTTCATAAATAAATCGGGTATCCATAATGCATAAAATAAATCTCTAGCTCTCATTTCTTCGTCGCCGTGATTCTTTTTCATTTCAAGAAAATCTTCAATATCGCCGTGCCACGGTTCCATATAAATAGCGAAAGAACCTTTTCTTTTACCACCACCCTGGTCACAATATCTGGCAGTACCATTGAAAACCCTTAACATTGGGACGATTCCATTTGATGTACCGTTTGTTCCGCGAATATGAGATCCCGATGAACGAACATTATGTATATGTAAACCGATGCCACCTGCCCATTTTGAAATTAAAGCACAATCGGTTAATGTGCTATAAATGCCAGCTATACTATCGTCTTCCATACCTATTAAATAACAACTGCTAAGCTGGGAGCGAGGTGTTCCGGCATTAAACAACGTTGGTGTTGCGTGTGTGAAAAATTTTTGACTCATATAATCATATGTTTCTTTTGCTCTTTTAAGATCATCACCGTGTATCCCAATGGAAACCCTCATCCACATATGCTGTGGTCTTTCAACGATTACTTTATTAATTTTCATTAAATATGCCCTTTCAAGAGTTTTAAATCCAAAGTAATCCAATAAAAAATCTCTATCATAATCTAACCATCCCTGAATTATGGATTTATTTTGTTTGATAACATTGAAATATTTTTTTGATATTAAAGATACATTTTTATCATTTACGTCTTTAAAATTATATAATTGTTTAGTAATTTTAAAAAAATTTTGATCTGTATTTTTTTGGTGATTTGATATTAAAACGCGACTGGCTAAAATACCATAATCGGGGTGTTTTGTTGCCAATGAAGCGCATTGTTGCGCTGTTAATTCGTCAATCATCGTTGTTGGGATATTTGGATACAAACGATCTATGATTTTAACAGTTAAAGCAGTATAATTTACTTCCAATTCATTTTTACCTAATTTTTTTATACGATTTAGTATCTTATCAAAAGAAATAACCTCCTTTTTACCAGAACGCTTAATAACATAATCCTCGTTTTTATCCATTTATTAATATATTAATTCTGATATATTTAAATTGTTGTTAATTAATAATTTTTAATATATTATATTGATAATATATAAATGGCATCACGGAGACATTATTTATTAAATAAATTTTTAATTGCCTGTGTATTTATAGGAATTGTTATGATTTTAATAAAAGAAAAAGAAGGATTTGCTAGCCATTATAGCAACATTAATGAATTGTATAGAGGTCCTATTTTAGATAAATTAGATGTTAAAAATGAACCTAGAAAAATACATAATCGGCAAAATAATTCAATCAGAGTTGGTAAATATAGCAAAATTAGTAATAATTTTGGAATTCACCCGTGTAATGATAAAAATACAAAGGGTAATAAAATGTGTGAAAATTTTTATAATGCGACCGATGTGGTTATGAAAAAAAAACCAGAATCTTGTATGCCGGACATATTTGGTTGTCGCCGTGTTGGTTTTTTTTGTTCGCTATTGGATTAAAATATGAAAAAATATAAAAAAAATTATTTTTATATTTTTTTTATGTATCTATTTTGATAATTATTGATTGATTTTGTTTTGAAACAGTCTTTTTTACTCTTTTTTTGGGTTTTCTATGATCATAACCCGTTACTCTTTCTTTTATAATTGTATCCCAAACATTTTCTAAAATAGGTTGTATTTCTTTAAACCACTCTTTATTTCTGAGTACCAATGCGCAAGAATAGTTGTCCAAAAACCAATAAGTATAACCAATCCAAGTTAAATGTGGATTTTTGTCAATGCATTTTTCAGACCATTGTTCAAATTCTTTTTTTGAACAATTAAAAGGTGGGTATTCATAAATTGGTTCGTGTCCATCGTGGAATTGTAAAATAATACCTTTGAATTTGCCGTCTTTTGTTTTATTAAAAGTACCATCGTTATTAAATTCTTCTTCGCTTTCATATGTTTTGAAACGCGTTTCTAGAAAATCGCATTCATCTAAACACCATACTTCCATTTGAATTTGCATCTGTATCCAATAATCCTTTTTTGGTATACCATTCAATAACCTGTCCGATACTGGATTTTTTATTTCCAATAAACGACCAAACCGAATATTTTTTTCATCAATGTTAATTCCATCTGGGGAAGCTCCTAAAAATGGAATGGTATCGTGTTTAATACAACCAAATTCGCCAACTTTGGTATCATATAAATATTCATACATCAAAGACGACAATGGTTCATATTTATGACCTTGATGAAAAGGTGAATTAATATTAACGGATGTTTTAGAAGAGATGTTTATGGGTTTGCATTTATCATAAATAATGCTATTTACCATAGCGGTTGAATTAATTGCTTTCCATATTGAACTCGCTGTTAATAAATTCCAACGAAACTTAAACCATTCTCCGGTTCGTTGTTCAGGTTGTTCTTTGGATTTAACTTTTTCAAATATTGACTTGACATAATTGATATTTGGCTCTTTCAATATTAATGTTTTTTTAAACGATCTGGGTTTATCATTTATAAGGAAATACAACTCAATGCATTCGTGCATCACAGTCTCCAGTGGAATAGAAAAGGAATCAATAATCGTATCACCATATGTATCTATAATTATTTTAAATATATCTTCGTATACAACCTCTAAAAAATGATAATCTTCATATACACGTATATTGTCTTTTAAATATTCTTCAACAAAATAATATATACTTTCTTTAAAATCTTCAATGTTTTTATTATTTGCTTTTTTTAAATTAAATTTATCCCTTATATTTGTCAAAGTTGATAAATCATTCCATTTAACCATTAATATTGTATAATAAAATAATCATATTAAATTTATATCAATTTAAATTATTATTTAGCTTCTTTAACTTTCTTCACTTCTTTTGATTTCTTCACTTCTTTTGATTTCTTCACTTCTTTTGATTTCTTCACTTCTTTTACTTTCTTAACTTTTTTGGCTTTCTTCACTTCTTTTGATTCTTTTACTTTCTTAACTTTTTTGGCTTTCTTCACTTCTTTTGCTTTCTTCGCTTCTTTCACTTTCTTAACTTTTTTGGCTTTCTTCACTTCTTTTGCTTTCTTAACTTCTTTTGATTCTTTTGCTTTCTTAACTTCTTTTGCTTTCTTAACTTCTTTTGATTTCTTCACTTCTTTTGCTTTCTTGGCTTTTTTCTTTGCCACATTATCCGTCGAATTTAAATTTTTAAGAGATTTGTTAACACCCTTTTTGTCATTTTTTTTATTTACTTTTTCATCTTTATTTAAAATTTTTAATGTTTTGTTAGAATTTCTTATATGTTTTGGTGCCAAATGATTTGATATTTTGTGTTTTTTATCTGATCTTTTTAAAATGAATATTTCTTTTTGTTTATTAAAAAATAATAAAGGTATATTTATTATCTTATTATTTTCAATATCATATTGAATATCTTTAATTTTTTGTAGTTTTTTTCTATCAATGCATAGCAATAAATATTCTTCTAATTTTATTTTATGTTTCTCAGATAATTTATGTTTGATAGAATATTGTATAACATATTTTTTTATTAATGAATTTTTAACAGTTCTGCTTTGTTTATTCCACGGTTTTTTTGTATTTAATTGTATTTCTTGTTTTAAAAAACTATCAATATTATATATATTCGTTATTGGTTCGGTTGCCATTTTTGAATTTGATAACAACATATTTTGATATTTAATATTTTTTAATTCAGTGCAAGATTCTTTTTTTGAATCTTTTTTTTCATCATTTTGCATTCTATATAATATAATATTAAATTAAGTTTATGTTCATTTAATAAATGTCATTTATATATGAAAAAAATTATAATAAAAGAAGAAAAAAATACATTATCTGTTAAAGATATTTCAAATAACGAAATAATAGATACATTTTTAAAAGGAAATATTGAATGGGTAAATAAATTATATTTAAATGAAACTTTCAAAAATGAAAAATTTATAATAAAAACATTAAAAAGAAAATTAAGCGGGTATAAATCTCAAGATATTAAAAAAAAAAGGTTTGATCATAATAAATTTATTGGATACGATGAATTACTTGAAAAAATAGTTGTATCAAAATTATTATGTTGTTATTGTAGATGCGAATGTTGTTTAATCTCAAAAAAAAAAAGAGATATGGAACAATGGACATTGGATAGAATAAATAATGATATTGGTCATTTTACAAAAAATGTTGTAATTTCGTGTTTAAAATGTAATTTACAGAAAAGACGACGGTGTGATGAACATTTCAGATTTGCAAAACAAATGCGAATTATTAAACATTATTAAATTTAAAACTAAATTTCCCATATTGTTGTTTATAAATCATTGATTTAGGTGATTTATAATAATTTAGTTTTTGAGAATAATATTTTTTACATTTTATAATAAAATCTTCAAAAGAAATATTTATTGAACAAAAGTCTCTATTGGCAAATTTATATTCATTTATAATTTTTAATTTAAAATTATCTTTTTGTTTTTTAACATAATTATAAATTGAAATAAACTCTTTAAAATCTTCAACAAAAACGTCGTTTCCACCATTTATATGCCAAGAATAAATTATAAAATTTTTTGTACTCAAATAATCAATAGACGAATGTATATTTTGTGTATTCCCACCAAACGTTGTATTCCATTTTTGAACAATAGCCAATTTCATTTTAATTTAAACTTAAAATGAAAAATTAAAATCAATTTATAATTTAATTATGAATTACGCGCAATTATATTGGAATAATGGAGAAAATAAAATAATTAAAACCAATCGTAATGAAAAAAATAATATTTTAGAAAAAGAGATTGAGAGAAAAACGAATTCGTTGTTAGACGTAAATGATAGTTTTCCAAGAAATAAAGAAATTAGCGTAAATAGTAATAATTTTAGAGAAAGTATTGAAATTAATTTAGAAAGTCGTAATAACAATCGTGATATTATTGAAAAAAGATTAAATAAAAGAGAAAAATTAAAAAATGGATGGTTTAATCCATATTTATCAACTAACAAATATATTGATGATTTAACAAATGAGAATAAATTTCTTCGCCCAAGAAATACATATAAAGATAATAAAAAAATGGATAATGATGAGATTTAATGACTTTAACAAATAAGAATTTAAATAATGTTTTTTATTATGTCTTAAAATGAATTATACAACACAAAATAGTTTATTGCTTAATAATTTATTGGGATTTTATAATAAAAATAATAATATTGATAAAATCTTACCAATTATTAATGGCGAATCATTAATTTCTCTCAGATTGGTTGATTGGTTTGTGACAAATTATAGTAAAAAAAATTATACTATTATCAAAAATGCGAATGCGAGATTCAAGGTTTATACGGATTATAAATTAAAGTTAAAGGCATATTCTAAAAAAAGATTTGATCCGTTTTGCAGATGGGACAGAATAACAATACCGTATAAAGAAAATATTTCAATACAAACCACGATTGGTCAGTTAAATTTTTTTAGATGGTTGTTGGAAAATAATATTATGTCTTATATTAAAGAACATTTAGAATTAATAAATCAAGATATGAATAAACGCAATAGTACTTCAAAAAATAAATTAAAATTTAAAAATAAAACGAGAAAAAAAAGAGAAGAGTTATCGGTGTTGGCTTCAAAAAGTATAAAAAAAGAACAAGTTAAAATTGTTGTTGAATTCAAATAATTTTATAATAATATGTTATATATGAAATTATTTATTCTTGGGTTAATCATACTATTAATATTAGTATGTCAAATATATAAAATAATAAAGGAAAAAAATCCAAATATAAAGGAAAAAAATCCAAATATAAAAAAAAATGATATGGAGGGATTTGACGAATATGACAAAAATATAAAACACCGTGATGAATTAATTGAGAATACAAGTGACTACTATGAAAAATTAATTGATAAAAAAGATTATGAAATGGGTAAAAAAATGGGTAGCAAAATTGGTGAAGATTTTCTTTATTTGGATAGTATGAATAGATTAAACCACGATAGTCTATATGGACACGCAAAAATTGAAGGATTCCACGGCGAAAGTAGTGCAATAAATGGTTATGAAGATAAGATAGATAACTGTCGGAAAATTACAGAATGCTCAGATTTAGATAATGATGACTACAAAAACTGCGGATATTGTGGCAAACTTGGTGATAAAGAAGGACATCAAGGTAGTGTGACGGGTGGATATAATCAAGATGGTAAATTTGATTATATGCCAGATGCAATGGGTGGAAAACAAGTTGGACCCGATGTATGTCCGAGTGACGCATTGGAAGCTCACCCACCAAAAACAAGTAATGCCAAAAAACCATTGGGAAATAGATGGGCAACAACTGCATATGAGTGTAAAAAAATACAAGCCCAAGATAAATGCTCAGAAGTAAGAAATTGTGGGGATTTAAATAATGCTGAATTTAGCGAGTGTGGTTGGTGTCCAGCTGATAAAGCTTATCCAAAAAATCTGGAATCTGATGGATTATTATACCCGAATACTACACAAACCAAAGGAGATTCTTGCGCCGCTTTAAATGAAACATATACGGATGCCAGTGGTAATTTAAAACCTTACTTTTCAAAATTACAAAAGGCTGATGCGTGTTCTTCTTGTGACAATTCCGGTGGACAAATTTTTGTTGATAACAAACCTAAATGGAGCGATGTTTGTATTCAAGATTTGTGGAAATCCAGAGTCCAGGGTTCGGATGCGGATAATAGTGCTAATAAATTAATAGTTGAATGTTCAACACCTTACGATTCGCCACCCGGTTTAGATGCTGGTGGTATTTATTATAAAAATTATGGTGATAAAGAGGAATCCGGTAGACCAGATACAAGTTGGGGATATGAAAAATGGTACAAAGTTCGCAATGATATGCAAAATGAAGTAACATATCCTATTTTTAATTTTAAGAAAGATTATAATGTACAATATATAGGTGATAATCAATTTAAATTAGGTGATAAATTTGAAGATTTAGATAAAGAAACAGGTCAACCAGAGTATATTGATATTAGGAGATCTTATATAATGAATAGCGAAGTATATGATAATGCAAGTAAATTTAAGGATTCTTACCACAAATATCCAAATTTGAGGATCGATCAAAAATGGAAACAATGTTTTAATAAAGAAAATAAAAATAACGAATTAAAGTGTGTTCCTGTAAAAGAATTGCAAGATTTGGAAAATATTGTTTTTCCAACTGAAACCGACGGCTTAACATACACAGATTTAGATAATTGGAAAACATGGTGCAATGAATTAAAAAATAATAATAAGTGCGAAGTTAATGCTCCTTATCCAAATGGTAGTCTTTTTGGAGGTAAAATAATGTGTGAAGAGCTTAATTAGAAATTATAATATTATATTATATTATTATGGATCCAATTAAATATTTTATAGTAATATTATTAATTATAGGAATATTATTATTAATTAAAAATTATATAAAAAATAAAACAAAGGAAGCATTTGGCGATTCTATTTATAATATGTCAGGTGATATACAAGACGATTCCAGCAACGACACCTCCACCAAGAACATAAATTTAACGCCCACCAAAACCCCAGATGGTTATGAAAAAGTTGGTTCTGTACCACCACCCTCTTATAAAGATGGTATATACGATTTTAATTTAAAGTTTGCTAAACAAATATGGGAGGATATGGGCTGTAATCCACAAAGTGAATATGCGCCAACGGTTGATAATAAAAAAACTTTATTTAATGGTAAGGATATTGGTTGGGCGAGAGAAGATTATAAATTTCGCGTAAAGTCAATGCAAGTTGAAGCGACTAAAGCTGAATATAATTATTATGATTGGGGGAAATATAAAAATAGCGACGGTGCTGATGTGGGGGTAAAAGGGCCTGATACCCAAGATAATGCCAATAAATGGACAGTTGATGATAGTAAAATGAAGTCAGATTGGGCAAAAACCATTAACAGACCGGAAATAGTAAAATACCCAATGGGTATAAGAAAATCCAAAGCATTATGCGAAGGAAAAGATCCGGGTGTGTATACTTTACCCAAATCGGGCGATAAGGTAAAAATAAAAAAATACGCAAATTATGAAAGCCCATATTTTTCGGGTATTGTGGTAGCTGATGGTGTTGGTGGTGGTGGTGGTGATGAAGATTCCGGTCTGCAAGTTTTATGGTATCAAAAAGGTACAGCCGCAGTTGATGCCAGTACGAACAAAATAACGAATTCGTTTAGCGATGAAGATTGTGGTGTCACTAATTTATCGGATAAAGATAATCTTAAATGTACAAGAACTGAAACTGAAAATGAGTATATAGAAGTTATAATAGACAAAGGAAAGGTGCGCGATAAAAGCATTGGGTGGAAATTATACGGCACAAATGGGAATGATGGACAACACTCTTGGTTTGGTTCACCACGGTTGACAGATAAAGTTTGGAAATCTCGCTATAGAGATAATCCCTATAATAAAAAAAATCACATAGTACCGATAAATTTAAGATCTTATGATAATACTGCGAATACAAAAACGTTTATTAATGATACTGACAATACAATTGATCAAAATTCAGTTTTTAAAATTGAAGAATGTCAGGCAGATACAGCTTGTGAAGATTTAAGATGTACGTCAATTGTTAATAAAATAAAAAAAAAATATCCATTGACAAATGTATGTAATATTGAAAAAAGGAATACGTTTACCAAAGATAACGACAGAGACGAACGCGGTAAAGGAACGGATGGCCAATATTGTAATTCGGGTAAAAATAAAGGTGCCATATTTACTTATTATGATAGTAACTTATGTTCATTTCAAGATTACGGAGATAAGTCAACAACACACCCGAAAAATTTTTGCAAGGATAGTTGTTCGGGGAATAAATGTAAAGATATTAGCAAATTAAATACAGGAACGAAAGGATGGAGAGGAGTTAATTATGTTGAAGTTTGGTCTGGACCTGGAAAGGGTGGACACAAAGCTATTATCCGTTTACAGGATAATAGAATGAGTGTATCGGATATATTTCCGGGTTTGCCAGGAGCAAAAATAAGCTGTATGGAAATATACGGGTCAGATACGGTTGTACTTTTATCAAAGGATGGTGGTGCATTGGATCCAACAAAACCCGACAACGATAGTTTTTCATACATTTATAATGGTAATGGTAAAATAACCGACACTCCAGAAAACATTGATGAAGCGATGGAAGACAGAGATGTATATGAAAAAAATGAAAATAGTTATATGTCAGGCAAGAATTTGTTTCTTGGTGAAAGCGGCACCGGAGGTGCCGCTTGGGCGGCTAACGTCCCACTTATGGTTTGTAAAGATAGTTGTACGGACAACAAAAAATGCCTCAGTTTTGATTGGAAAAGGAAGACCAAGACGTGTTGGTTAAATGCAACTGCCCCCCCACCAGCATCCACCGCAAGTTCCACCAACGCGGCTGCTGCTGCTGCGGCTGCTGCTGCGGCTGCTGCTGCTGCTGCTGCTGCTAGATTTGGTACTTGGGCATTGGCGCCCGCCCCAAGTTCCACCAACGCGGAGGATGATCTATATGTGAAAAAAAATCTGTCAATAAACGACATTAACTATATTGAAGTGTGTAAATACAAGAACGAAATCACCATACCCGATATTCCATCAGGAGTACAAATAGATAGTTACTCTAGCTCATCTGACATTTTTCAGAATATTGCGTTGGGTGGAAATTTTAAAATAAAATATTTAAATATAAATGGTATAAAATTTGGTAATGAAAATTGGGGAAATCAAACAATTTGTAAAATACGCGGTATTAATAGCGGTGGTGGAAAAACAAACATAGGTGACGCGACTTATATAAATGAGATGGGTAATACGACGAATCAAAATGGTGGTGTAAATAAACGCAGTTCGGATAGGTTGAAAGGTCCTTATGGAAAGGAATTGTTTAAATACAAAATAGAAAATGGTGTATACAAATTAATCAGTAACATTATTAAGAAACTTGTAGAACAACAAGCCAGAGTGGTGAGCCAAAGAGAGAATAAAGAGAGTGATATTGACAAACTCGATGTTCCAGAGAAATTTTGGAATTTACCGAAAGCAGGGGTGCTGGGGTTGGTAGTGTTGGCACTTTGGTTACAGGAGAAGGCTTTGTTTGGAACAATCGAACTCAAAAAAGCAATTGAAGACGGGCCCGGACCCAGCCAACCGACTAATCTTAAAGAAATTCAGAAAGAAAGATATTATAAATTATCCGGAAAAACATCAATCAGTTCCATTGAAATTTACCCGTCTGATATGGGTGGTGGGTATGAATCTTTTTATAAAAGCGAAGGCGGTAAAATTACAATATTTTATAAAGTTTAGCATAATATATTATAAAAAATATTTTATTTATAATATATAACCAAATGGAAACATTATTTTTTATTTTAATAATAGTAATTTTAATAATTGGGTTATTTTTTATGAATAGGGATGATAAAGAAACTATGGCAATGGGTGATGAGGCTATTGACAATGTTAGATTAGAAAATAGTTTTCGCCGAGATCAAATTGATTATTATAGGAAAAAAAATAGCGGTATTCATACAAATTGCGAAGAATCAAACTTTGTTAAACTTGCAAATAATAATTCAAAATTAAAAGAAGTTAAAGTGTGTGATTTTTTTACTGGTAAAAATATTAAAGAAAATTTTGATTCAAGTAATATAAGTAGTATGGAAGCATCAAAATATGTGGAAGAAATAGAGCAATGTAGAGATTTAAACAATTCCCTTAAACGAAAGCTGGGACCAAAATCAACAATAGACGATATTAAAAATGAATTAATGCAGATACCCGACCAATTCGCATTCAATAAATTTACAGGTGAAGAACAAATTGGGGAAGAGGATAAAGGATGTGGTTACTGTTGGGATGGATCTGGTTTCGGGGAAATACTTTATGGTGATTCATTGGGTCCTTATAAAAATGTTAAAACGGGTAGCGTTTGTGAAAATTGGGTAAAACCGGGTGATATTCACCGCGGGGGCGGGTTGAACTTGATGAATAATAAATGGAAATCAAAATATGATGCGACAACTATGAAATTTGGTGGAAATCGGGGTGTAGTTACTGACGCAATTAAATTACACGAGCAGAAAATTTGTAGTCAAGTAACTGGTTGTGGTGATTTGGACGGTGAAAAAAATATATGCGGTTGGTGTTATATGGGTCGTAAAGGCGATGGGAAAGGCGAAGGTATGGTTGCGATGATAGACGAAAATGGAAAAAAAATAGGAGAAACAAAATATAAAGATGACTATTGTCCGTGGCCGGGAGAAGTCAAAGATGGTAATCCCGATCCAAATAAATGGACAGGTCCAAATGACACAAGCAAATGGTTAGAGGAGGCAGCAAGTAAAGAAATCAATTTGTTACCCGAAGATATATATAATTTAGATCTTAAATTACAAAAAGATTTAAAAATAAAAGAAAACGCTAAAAAAAATGATGATACCTTAGATGTTAACACAAGAAATTTAGCTAAGAAAGCTATGCATTATATAGAAAATAAAATCAGATATATTTCAAGCTTTAATAAAAAAGGTAATAATAGTTACCGAGATAAATTATATACATCAGATGGTAAAAAAAATAAATTAGGAGATGCTTCCAATAATACAGTTTTATATAAATGCGGTAATCCCAGTGAGTTACATATAGGTGGAAAAGACAAGAATGTTTTCTTTCTACATAATTATAGTGGATTATCAAGTTACCAACAAAAAGCATTAAAAGGATTATATGAAACGCACGAATTTTTAAAGAAATGTCAAAAAGATATGTCAATATTAGGTAAAAAGATTACAATGGATGATGATGAAAAAATGATTTCAGATTGTAATAAATTACACATAATTTTAAATAAAAGAGAAAATAAAAAATTAAAAGATGTATTTATGAAAATGGATTTATCAAAAGATGCAGTTGGTTGTATGGAAAATTGCGGTTTAAAAGAAGGTAGTTATTTTAGTGATAAATGGACTAAAAACAAACAGTGTACACCATTGAAAAGCGTTGACATTTCAGGAATTCTTGGTTATGATGAATTTAATAAATTTAAACAGGGTACTAGAGTCAAAAGAACCGACGGAACCGACGCTGTGATAGTTAAAAGAATAAATACAGATGATTTTCAAATTAATCATGATGGTACATTGATAGATATATCTGGCAAAAATTTAGAATTAAAAGACGAAAATTATAGAGACGAATTTATTCCAAATTTATTAACAAAATTATTGCGTAATGAAACAATGAATGTGGGTGATATAAACATAGCCAAATCTATGTTTACCGATACAGCATTAGAAAACATTGTTTCAACTTATGGTACAACTATAGATGCTCATAATGTATGGAATATATTAATAGGTGCTGCTAAAACAAGAAATACTTCTTTATTTAATGGAGATTTTTCTTTATCAACAACGCCACAAAGGACAAATGTTCTGGACAGCAATGATCCGTTAAATACTTATGATGGAACCAATGGAAACATTGACAAATTAATAGCAAGTAATAAAGAAATAGATGAATTAAGTGGGGAACCTCAATGGGTCCCCGATGGATCGGGTAATTTAAGTGAGAGAGAACCTTGGAGAAATGAAATCTTTGATGGAATAAACGGTTCCAAAATAAACGGTTCCAGATTATTAATTAATAACGAACAATGTATCAAATTGAATGATAGTTTCCCTTGTTTTAAAAATTGGTTTGGTAAAAAGGATGTGAATGGAAAACTTCCCCCACCCAAGAACGAACAAAGTCTTGCAGAACCAGCGTACTGTATAAATGGACAACTGTTGGATGACGGTTGCAAACCAGTTACATTCATCGACGGAACCTGTGACAATGGTGGTAAGGTTAATGTTGATGGAGATGGTTGCGAAACACCAATTTACATTGCGGAATCTCCAGCTTACGATGAAACCAAACCCATGGGGCATTCCGATGCTTGTTATGATGAGTTGTGGCATACACAAACAATAGCTGATTTTAGGGGCGAAGGTGGTTTCGGAGTGACAACGGAAAGTACACAATCTTGTTATGAGATGAATAAGGATAAAAGTGGGATACCATCATTTAAAAACGCAATGGACAAAACATTTCCCGTTAATGGTGATAATAAATCTCTTAAAGAATATACGATTGATGTTATGAATAAACTACCAATAACTTCTGTTAAAACGGATATTCAAAATATCAGAATAACCGCCGATACGAGTCATCAGTATGAGGCAATATATGCGGATGGAGATATTACTGATGTTATGGGAAAAACGCAAATACTTAATTCCGCGGAGGTCGCCACGAATGCTTGTTATGGACAATTGCCTGATTATAAAGAGGTGGAGTTGGATAATAAAGAATTGCCATATTCTTGTCAAAATCGTTTTAGGGACAAACAATATAATTTTCCAAGACCTAGGAAATGTGTTGAACATTTTTGGAAGACACAGACAAATGGATTTAGCCCCGAATACAAAAATCAAACTTGGGAAGATAGATCATGGTGGAATGTGGGTAAAACATTTCACAAGCTTC